AAGTGTGGATTAATATTCCAACGTGAAGCTGCTGGTGTTGTTGAAGCTATCGGACCTCAAGTTCAGGTAACAAACGGAGATGTATCAGTAATGTACCAAGGTGACATCATCCTTGGACGTTTAGCAATGGGTGCGGATTACTTAAATCCTGCATGTGCTGTTGAACTATACACTGGTTCTTCTGCTCCTGCTGCTTTCTAAGCTCAAATTTTATACTTTATACGGGACCTTCGGGTCCCTTTTTTTTTATTTATATGACAACTCCCACAACCATAGATACCGAGACCGAACTCTCCGCTGTAAATACAATACTGGGAGCTATAGGTCAATCTCCAGTAACAACATTAGGTACTGTAACCACAGATGTAACCAGCTCATCATCAGAAATAGCTAATACTTTTGCAAACCCAGAGATTGCTTTAATTTATCAGATACTAAAGGAATGTAATTTTGATGTACAAAATGAGGGCTGGACATTTAACAGAGAAGATCATGTACCTTTCCAACCAGATCCAACTACAAAAGAAATTGCAATAGCAGCAAATATTTTAAGGTTAGACTCTGAGAACCCTGAAGATAAAACTATAGATCCAGTAAAAAGAGGAACAAAATTATACGACAAAGTAAACCATACATATGAATGGAATGGGTCAGAACTCTATTTAAATGTTGTGTACCTATTACCTTTTAATGACCTACCTTCAGTGTTTAAAAGATACATAACTTATAAAGCATCTGGTAGAGCAGCAACACAAATGGTTACTAACCCTCAATTAGTTACTTTGTTAGGCACACAAGAACAAATGGCTAGAGCATCCTGTATGGAATATGAATGTAACCAAGGTGACTATAACTATTTAGGTATGCCTCATCTAAGTAACTATTCAACATATAAACCCTACAGAGCTTTACAAAGATAATGTCAACTGTAACCCAACATATACCTAATTATATTTTAGGTATTTCTGAACAACCAGATGAATTAAAACTATCAGGACAAGTTAAAGATTTAAAAAATGCTCTACCGGATGTAACGATAGGATGTGCCAAAAGAGCCGGTAGTAAATTAATAGAAACAATTACACCTAATAGTGGAACCTTAAGTTGGTTTCATATATACACTGATTCAGAAGATCAATACATAGGTAATGTAAATACATCAGGAGTATTTCAAGTTTGGAGAACGAGAGATGGAGCATCTATACCAATTGATTATTCTGGAGTCACCGGCACTAATGCTGTTACTTATTTAACTGGTTGGACTGATGCTAGTGAGATACAAGCATTAACATTAAACGAACAAACATTCTTTACTAATAGAACGCAGCCTACAGCAATGAAGTCGAATGCTGCTGATAAGTCACCAGCTTTAGTAAATGAAGTAATTGTTGAATTGAAAACCATTTCATATGGTAAACAGTACGCCTTAAATATTTATGATCCTGCAAATCCTGGAACTCCTATAACTGAAACCAGAGCAACATCTATAGCTGCTAGAAATAACTTTAGTTTTAGTACACCAAATACTGGTGAATGTAAAAGTATGGGTAGAGAAATAATTAATCAGGGAACAATTTCTGGAAAAACAAATCTTAGATATGAGATTGATATTAGATGTATTCCTGTAGTTGATCCAAATAATATAGGTGATAGTTCTAATGGACCTCAATACAATGATGCCTATACAGAATTTGCTAAATTACAATTTGGTGGTGAAGGCTGGGTAACAGGTAATACACATAATTATACAACTACAAAATCTGGTACTGGAACAGTAGAAATAAAAAGTCATGTGACTACTACTTGTTCTGCAAACATTGCAAAAGTACGTCCTCCAGCTACATCATCTAGTGCAGATGAAGCTGTAACAGCAGCTGGCATATTGGGTGATATGAAGACATCTTTAGATGCTGTAAGTAATACCGGTATCACAGCAACAATTACTGGTAACTGTTTACATTTAAAACGTGCTACGCCTTTTGCTGTCAGTACTCCTGAACCACAGTTAATGAATATCATTACTAATGAAGCTAGTACAGTTGCTGATTTACCTTCAAATTGCAGACATAATTATGTTGTAAAAATTGTAAACAGTGGTGATGAAGGAGATGATTTCTATTTAAAATTTAAGCAGAATAATGCTGGTACTTCTACAAGTACAGATTATTTTGGTGAGGGTGTTTGGGAAGAATGTCCAGCTCCTAATCTTGAGATTGAAATAGATAAAGATACTATGCCAATTAAATTGGTAAGAGAACTTCCTGGAAGTACATACGCTAATGGAAGATTTTTAGCACAGTCAATAGATTATAAACAACGTAATGTAGGTGATGATGATACTAACTTAGTCCCAAGTTTTATAGGAAGTAAGATAGAAAAAATGTTGTTCTTTAGAAATAGATTAGTTGTCTTAAGTCAAGGTAATGTAGTCCTTTCTAAGACTAATGATTTCTTTAACTTCTTTAGTACAACAGCTATGGCTGAATCAACTGATGATCCAATTGATTTACAAGCTAGTTCCACATTTCCAACCACATTACATGATGGCATAGAAGTTAATTCAGGTTTATTGATATTTAGTTCTAACCAACAATTCATGCTAACTACGGATAGTGATGCTCTAACTCCAACCACTGCCAAAATAAATTATCTATCTTCGTATAATTACAACCCAAAAACAGTACCATTTTCACTTGGTATTACGTCAGGATTTATAAATAGCACTGGTAAAAATTCCAGAATATTTGAGATGGCTGATATTAGAAGAGAAGGTGAACCTACTGTTTTAGAACAAAGTAAATTAATTTCTAAGTTACTACCAATAAGTATAGATAGACCTACAGTTTCTAAAGAGAACAGTTTACTTTTATTAGGTAGTGTAGGTTCTAATGAAGTTTGGGGATTTAGATTTTATAACAATGGAGAGAAGAGAGTCCAGTCAGCTTGGTTTAGGTGGTCTTTATCTGGAAATCTTGTGCATCATGTAATTTTAGATGACGTATATTATGTAGTTGTTAAAAATGATACTCAATATACTCTTGAATCTATAGATGTTAAAAAACAAGATGGTACTACATTTATTGGTACAGAAAACTATCCAATACATTTAGACAGGCATACACAAATGTCTGCTCTCTCATCAGGTTCTTATAGTACATCTAGTAAAAAAACTACCTTTACTAGACCTACAGGCTTTGCCAGTACAGCTCAAATAGCTATTTATAATCATAACAATGGAAGTGATCTTGGTAGATATGCTGAGGCAAACACTGGTCCTAATGCTGATATTTTAGAAGTTGAAGGAAACTGGACTGGTACTCCATTTATGCTGGGTTTCTTATATGACTACATTGTCGAACTACCTACTATATATGTAACCCAACAAACAGGAGATAAGAGTAGATCAGATACTCGATCATCTTTAGTACTACATAGATTACATCTAGCCTTTGGTGCTACAGGAAATATTGATACTGTTATTAAAAGAAAAGGTAGAGTTGATTATACAACTAATTTTAATGCAGTAGAATTTGATAATTATTCAGCATCTAGCGAACCAATATTGCAAGATCATATACATACAGTTCCTATATACGAAAGGAATACCAATTTAAATATACAAATAAAATCAACCCATCCTTCACCAGCCACCCTTCATTCAATGAACTGGGAAGGAGATTATAACCCACGATATTATAGACGTGTCTAAAGTAACTATTCACCCAGCTACACCAGATGTAGCCTTAGAAGTTGCTCATAATTTACGTTCAGATGATTATCGAGAATTAGTTGAGGGTCATGGATTAACACCTGTTGTCCATCTCCCTCTTTTTTTAGAAACTGGAGAAAACATTTATTTCACTATGCCTAACGGCAAGACTGCTGGCATGGCTGGAGTGGAATCGGATGGAAGAGTTTGGATGATATGTACACCAGTAATTCATCAGTATCCATTTGCATTTTCTAGAGAAGCTAAACGCTGGATTGATAAAAGAACCGAACCATTGTTATGGAATATTTGCGACAAACGCAATACAGCACACCTAAAACTACTAAAGTTTTTGGGCTTTAAATTTCTAAGAGAAGTTTTACATGGTCCAAATTTATTACCATTTATTGAATTTTGTAAAATACCATGTGTTCAAAATTAACATCAGGACAAAGTGCCGGCATCGGATTTGGTATCGATGCTTTTGGAAAATTGCTTGGATATGGGGAAGAACGAAAAGACGTTGCCCGATATAACAAAGCAGTAGCTCAACAAAACCAACTTAGAATTAACGCTTACAATACCAAAAATCGAAACGAAGAAAACATTTGGAGAAACAGCAAAATTGATAGTGATATAGCTGTTGACAACAAGTGGCGTGAAACTAAAGATGCTCTAGCTGAAGCACAGTTAAGAGCAAGAGAAGTAGCTGGGAAAGCTTTATTATCTCAGCAAAAAATTTTAGCCAAGATGTTATCTAGAGGCTCTAGAGAACAGGCTGGAAGAAGAACAGGAAGAGGAAACATTGCTGCGTTAGGTGCACAATTTGCAGAAGCAGGGGCAGCAGCTGCATTTGCTAGAGACAGTGAAATTTTATTTAAAGATAAAGCTGGTCGTAACTTATCGGCATTTGCTCAAGGTAAGTATGTCGAGTACATAACTGGCAGACCAAGCCCAGAGGCACCTCCATTAATGCAAGAATATAGAAGTCAGCCAAGCTTCTTAAATACAGCTTTATCTATAGCTGGTTCTGGTTTGAATAGGTACAACCAGTATCAAGAAAACAAACTTGAAACACCTTTAATTAATAATCCAAATATTTATACACAACCTGTAAAACCTCAACCACTTCCATTTTTACCAGATGAAGCAGTTGGTGGATTACAACCTATAACACCTCCTGTCTTTAATAATAATCCTTTTTTACAAGATGATCTAGATGAATTTATTAATTTTAAAAGATCTTCTGAAGCCGGTAAGAGCCTGGGATTTGGCAACTTTAATACATTCGGAATAGGTAACTAATATGTCATATGCACAAGTATTAAGAGGATTGACTTCAGGTGAAGAACGTAACGCAAATCAGGCATATCAATTCAACCAACAGAAATTAGCTGATGAACGTCAACGAGGTCAGGATAGATTAAAAGCTATTTCTAAATTCTCTTCAACTCTAGATGAGTTTATACAACAGAAAGCAGAAAGAGATGATAAGAAAACACAGCAAGAAATGGAACTATTGGCTAATGAAGAACATTTAGAAGCCAAAGAACAGACAGGTGATCCTAATATATCTGAAGAAGATAATCTTCAATACATACAAAATAGAGATAATGTTTTAGAAACTGAGAAACAGTTGCTTGACGCAGCTAGTACATCTCTAGATCAAGGTTCTTCTTTTCAAGAAGCTAAAGAAATACATAATTTCTCTGGAGCAGAACTATATCATTATGTCAGAGCAAAATCCAAAATTGCAGCGGACAACTATAGTGATTGGTTGGCTGGAGAAATGCAGAATAATAAAGATTTAAAACTTGAAGCTAACGGAATAAAATTTACACCACAAACTGCTGAAACATTAGAACAGAAAAATATTGCAATGAAAGCTCTCAGAAGAGAGTATATGAGACAGAATGATTTAGGTTCAGTCAACCCATCCTTATTAAATGATGAGAATGTAGGTTTTTATGACAAAGCTATATCAGCTCATAGTTCATTATTCAAACAGTATGAAAAAGACGATGCAATAAATTCTGGTTTTTCAGACAGAATAAAAGCTAAAGATCAATTTGTTATAGATAAAGATTTTCCAGCACTATTAGGTAAGATAAAAATTTCAGCTGATGAGCAAGGCAACAGTTATAACAACAAAGAAGCTTTAGATGAAGCATTTAAAATTATTGAAGATGCTGCCATAAATGGTGAGATATCAGATCAAGATATAGAAAATATTAGAAAACAAATAATTAAAG